ATGGTTGACAGGCACTATCCGAGAGCGCCCATCACTGAGGCGCTGATTGACCTGCAGGTTGCGTTCGCGGAGCCACCGCAATTTTCGGATTTTGCCGACTATGCTGAGTCACTCAAGGCAAATTTCCCGACACAGGCTCCCATCAATTTCCTTGAGGTGAACATCAACGATGGCGCTGCTGAGCAGAAGCAGCCGTTGCTGAAGTCTGGGACAAGTCAAGTCGGTCTCCGGTTGACGTCCGCGAAGACCGATCGGGTGTTGCAAATTCAGCGCCGCGGTTTCACTTACAGCCACATGCCCCCGTATTCGCATTGGGCGTCGTTCTGCGAAGAAGCGAAGAGTCAGTGGCATGGATTCGTTTCCAGGTTCAACCCAACAACCGTCACGCGAGCTGCGGTTCGGTACATCAACCGAATCGTAATTCCAGCCGCCTCGGTGGACGTTAAGGACTATTTTCGGTTGTACCCGTTGGTGCCTGAGGAGATATCCCGGCCAATTATTGGGAGCTTCATGCAACTGGTGATGCCTCAATCCGACATTTCAAGTAGTGCATCAGCGGTTGTCAATTTCGCGCTTGAACCAAGGTCAGAACCAGACACATTGTCTTTCCTGCTTGATTTCGATGTTTTTTCAACTTGTCAGTTCTCCCCCACGGACGATGGTGTGTGGGATACGCTGGCACGCTTTAGGACGAGAAAGAACGAGTTGTTTGAAGCGTCAATCACCGACGCAGCACGGGAGTTATTCAAATGACAATGGTTGCGTGGAGCGAAGGGGCGGGGCAGTTCTTCAACCCCGGCAGTAGCAACGCGACGGGCCTAACGCCCCGACAGTATTTGAAAGTCACGTCGCGCCCCCAACGGCACGACCCGATCGTGCTTGCAGTCCAAACTGCGAAAAGAGAGATCGAGCGACTTGAGCAGCTGGAGCTCGATTGGGATGGATATGGCAGTGCCAAGCCAAAAATCGATGCAATCAAGTTGGCTGTGAGTTCACTTCCAGACTTTATTTCATTGGCCGAGAAGACTGGCGGATGGAGTCTCCCTCACGTATCGGCCAACGAGGACGGGGAAGTCTTGCTTGAGTGGTGGAAGGCGGAAAAGAAGCTCACATTTTTCTTTCGCGCTGATGGCATTGATTACCTCCGTGCGTGGGGGGCAGACATCCAGCACGACATGGATGATGGCGAATTGACCGCCGAAGCTTTTCCGCGTCTCTGGGCCTGGTTATCGTCAATTTGATTTGCGGTGCTGTCAGATGGCAGACGACAGAGTCCTCGACGACGAAGACCTCTACAGGCGCGTGCCAAATATTCCCACCATGTTCAAGATGGTGGATGGCAGGCTTCGTCTTAGCTCAGGTGCCTTTAATGACCCTGGACCCGATGGTGAAAAACGACCGTCTGTCGACCGAGCGAGGCTTCGCAATTTCGACCCCGTGTTAACTAAGACTACCCCGACACAAGGGGTAGTTGGTTTGGTTGTGCGTGAAGTGCGCTCAATCCGAAGCGTCACTAAAACCAATTCGTCGGGCGCCGTAATCTATACCCATGACGTCGATGTCATCCCCGACCCTTTGCCAGCAAATGATGCACATGCTCTCGTAACGGTGGCCCCTCAGTTCGAGTCACATAGGCCGTTCGACCGACTTAAGGAAAGTCTCGCACGCCTTGCAGAGCAACGTGGATGGCTCGTCCCTCCTACCAGTGCATAAGCCTCTCTTCCACGAAGCTCATGTGTGGCTCCTACGTATGAGCAGCTCCATCGTTATTGCAACGCTACACAAGAATCGACAATGTCTGGGCTTGTAGGGGAACTCCAACGCAAGGCGCTAGATCGGACATGCTCCATCTCCGATCTTCTGAGGCACGGCCTTCTAACGGCGCGAAAGCTCAAAGTTGCAGCAACGTCCACTTGGATCAATGCCGAGCTAAGTGGATACGGTTCCGCCGAAGCGGATGTCCCGGCCTACAGGAAAGTGCATGGCGAGCCGTTAGCTCGCAATCCATATCGTGGATGGATTCCCATCCGTATGCCGACGCCTGAACTCGCACTGCAGATCGGGCACATTATGCTACCGAACAAGGTTGCGGAACTCGAGGAGTATGTTTCCTCTGATGAGAGTTCCCATATATATCTCGCTTATCCGACCAATCGAGCATACTTGTTGGGAAAAATCCTCGATACGGATTGGAACGTTGCACTCCGCATTCCAAAATCGTCGGTCGTAGGAATTATTGACGAAGTGCGCAACAAGCTTCTGGATTGGGCTATTTTGCTTGAGGAGCAGGGCGTTCACGGGGACGGCCTTTCGTTCACAGAAAAAGAAGTCGAAGCAGCGCGGACCGTTGTCAATCTTATGACCACAAACAATTACAGCAATATCAATAATTCACAGATTCAGCATCAGTCCAACTCATCAAGTCAGGCACTGAACATTACACCTCAGGTCCACCAAGGCCTTCTTGAACTAACCGACAAGATTAAGCGCGAACTAGCAGCCGCAGCTATCCCGGCAAGTTTGCGGGACGAACTGATGTCGGACATTGAGATTGTAAATCGGCAGCTTGAATCGCCCAAAGCCAAACCAGGAATTATTCGGGCGGCACTTGAATCGTTCAGCACTTCCCTCGGCTCGGCGGCGGCGAGCGGTGTCGTTGCGCAAGCTCACGAGTGGGTGGGTCAAGTTCAGTCCTGGCTATCAACCCTATTATCGAACACGAAATAGGCCCGATTGTTCCGGTGCTCCGGCGGGCGTGAGCGGGATGTCTTGCTGCCTTCGCGAGCCCGGGAGATGCCCGATAGTCGCACGACCTGGAACTTGCCAATGGCGACTGTGCAATGGTCCAAGAAGTGCCAACACACGGGTAGGCGACGACGATTGCATGCCGTGAGCGTCCGCAACCAGTCTTCGCCCGCTAGCAGTCCGCGCCTGCATACGCTGGACGCACAAATCTGCATACACCCGCTAGTCCCCGGGACGCGCCGCAGTGCCTTGCTCTAGCTCGTTCTTGCATCCTTTGCACCCGCATAAAATCCACTCGGTAAAGCGCGCAGGTGAGGCGGCGGCCCGGCCGCGCACACCGGGTGGTTGAGGGCCAGCCCCCTGGTCGAGGGATGGGCACTCCCGGGGGAATGCCCCGCGTGCCCCGCAGGGGCGCGATCGCGGTGCGATGTTCGACTGACCATCGTGCGGTTGTCCAACAAGGTCCGCAGCGGCACTGAGCAGTGGATTGCCGAGGCCGTGGCGGCAGCCGGCCTGCTGGCCCACATGGAAGAACAGCTGATAACGATCAAGTTCGTGCTGCCCGACGCTTCCGTAGCGAAGGCATCACCATAGGCTCCTCTGGAATCGTGCCGGACCCATGGTAGAACTCAGAAATCAGCATCTTGCGGTCAATCTCTTGGCCCACGAAATCGCAAGTGCCGTCTGGAAGCTCTATTGTTTGAGCCATTAAATAGCGTCCATTCATCGCATCGACGGTGAGGATAAAGGCACGCAAGTTCTCCTGGGATAGGCCGCGCACAGCCCACGCCGGGCCATATGACCGGAACTTGAAAAAATTCTCTGCCTCCCTTTTCGAAAAGAAAAGTAGTCCGTAAGTTTCGCCGTTCTGCAGATGCCCCGCCGGTGCGCCGGTCTCCAACTCATACAACGTCCAGAAGGGCTGGCCGATACTCGTTTCCGCTGGGATTGCGACCATTTCTAAGCGCATTCCCAATAGCTTACCTAGAGACGGCAGGTCGCCCAGAGTCAAGGCAGTAATGCCATTGTCGTCAGCAAATTTCTTCGCACCACTTTGATATCCGTTTGCCGCGATCATGCACCCCCGTACTCCGGGGCAGTCATTGATCTTCGCGGAGAAAGCTAAAACACGATCCTTGTCCACCGGGCGTTGCATATTTTTGCACTCGATTGCCACGCGATGTCGGAGCCCCGTTAATTCAAATTCGTAATAAACGTCAATTTGATGTTCAAGACCGTTTCTTCCACGGATGGTAACGTCGCGTGCCACGAGCACATCCTCTCCCTTGACGTCTAGAAGACTTTGATAAACTTGTTGAACGTGCTCCTCGAAACCCGACCAATCACGATTTCCAGAATTGTGGGGCTGCGATTTGAGAGCCTCAATCACGGCAGCTATCGATGGTTTTCGCGAGCGTTTCATGTGAGCTCAATCAAGGGATAAACTCCAAACCTAACATGAATCACAGGCATCTGCTATATAAGCGTTGGCCACTAATTTCCTTCTGCACATCAGTTTCCCCAACGGGTAACTGCGAATTTCTCTCCGCTTCGTACGTCACTCTCCGTCTACAGATCTAGCGTGTCGAATTCACGGCCTCGACTTGGGCATACCACTCGCGCGGCCAAGTACGACGCATCATGGGTTCCAACGCGGTTCCCGACACGGCGATCAGTTGTTCGATGATCTCCGGTGCCAATAGCGCCAGGCGCAACAGCCGGTATGCCCGCGAAACGTCGATGCCTTCAGCCTTGGCGATCTCGGCCACAGAAGCGAAGCGCTGCTCATCGAGCAGCCGCTGCCAGTAGTGCGCAAGGCCAAGCGCGCGCATCAACGGCGTATCCTGCGTTGCGTCCCGAGCCCGTTGCTCCCGTCGAGCCTCCGCCACGAATTCCTGCGGCGCATCCAGGGGCGTGACAACCTCCTTCTTCGACCCGCGCTTGACCAGCGTCCACGGCACGAACGTCTCCAACTGGACGCCGCCGGCCGGCGCCGGTAGCGATCGAGTTATTGGCTCCCCCAGGATTCGGCCGCGATGATTCCGGCTCATGTCTTCTCCTCGAAGCGCGCAACGAGCTGGCGCTGCGCATCCCAATCCACTGGCAGCGGGCTGTGCTGGAACCACCACAGCGTCATGCTCCGCGGTTGCCGGCCGGCCAGCAGCTGCGCAATGATGTCGGGCGCCAGCAAGGTCAGCCGCATCAGTTCGTTGACGGCCGTCGGGTGGAGCCCTTCCGCCCGGGCGATGGCTGCGCCGCTCTTCATCACACCGGTGTCCACCAGCCGTTGCCAGTAGAAGCCTCGCGCGAGCGCCTGCAGCAAGGTCGTGTCGTGGGTGGCCCGCGCATCGGCAACCACCCGCCGCGCGCCCCGGCGGCGGAACGCCACCGGCACGAACGTCTCCAGTGCGCCGCCGGTCATGCCTCCACCTCCAGCATCTCTGCCCCGATCGTGCCGGGCACGAACTCCCCGATCAGCGCGTCCCACCCGACCTCCCGCCACTTCACTTTGATCCCCTGAAGCTCCCCGTCGTTCACGAGGTCGACGCGCTCGATCATCAGGTTGGCGATGCGGTGCCGCTCGGCGGGGAAGAGCCGCTCCCACACGTCATCGAGTCGCCCCATCGCCATCACCGTTGATGCCTCATCGACCTGGGCACCGTTGCGCTGGATGTGCTGCACTACCGCCGCCACCGCCTCCGGGCTGGTCAGCACGGTGCGGATCTGCGCGACCACGGCGCCCTCGATCTCCGGTGCCGGCAGCCGCTCATAGCGTTTGCCCGGCGCCCCGAAGCGGCTCTCCGACTTTGACACGTAGTACCGATACTGTCGGCCGTTCTTGCGCGAGTAGGTCGGGTACATCCGCTCCCCGGATGGGGTGTACAGCAGGCCGCGCAGCAGCGCATCGGTGCGCGACAGCACCTTGGTCCCCGTCGACCGGGCGTGACTGTCCTTGGACAGTACGGCATGGACCTGTTGCCATAACTCGGCATCGATGATGGCCGGATGCGTGCCCGGATACCAGCTTCCCTTGTGCGACAGTTCACCCAGGTAGATGCGGTTGCGCAGCAGCTTGTGCAGGTACTTCTTGTCGATGTCGGCGCCGTAGCGCGCGCGGCCATCCTGTGTGGTCCACGCCTTGGTCGTAATGCCTTCGGCGGTCAGGCGTGCCGCAATCTGTGTAGGGGAGCCGATAGTCAGCATCTCCTCGAAGATGCGCCGTACCACCGTCGCCTCGGCCTCGTTGATGACCAGCTGGCGATCACGCACGTCGTAGCCCAGGGGCGGCACACCGCCCATCCACAGCCCCTTGCGTTTGGCCGCCGCGATCTTGTCGCGGATTCGCTCGCCGGTGACCTCCCGCTCGAACTGGGCGAACGACAGCAGCACGTTTAGCATCAGCCGACCCATCGACGTGGTGGTGTTGAACTGCTGGGTCACTGACACGAACGACACGTCGTGGCGCTCGAACACCTCGACCATCTTGGAGAAATCGGCCAGGCTGCGGGTCAAGCGGTCGATCTTGTAGACCACGACGATATCGATGCGTCCGCGCTCGATGTCCGCCAGTAGGCGCCGCAGTCCGGGCCGGTCGGTGTTGCCGCCGGAGAACCCTGGGTCATCGTAGTCGTCGGCCACCGAGATCCAGCCTTCGGAGCGCTGGCTGGCGATGAATGCATGGCCCGCCTCCTTCTGCGCATCGATGGAGTTGAATTCCTGGTCCAGCCGTTCGTCGGTGGAGACGCGGCAGTACACCGCGCAACGCTTGCGCGGCTTGGTGGAGGCGATCTGTGCCGTTTCGATCATCGGGCGCCTCCCTTGGTGAGACCGAAGAACAGCGGGCCGGACCAGTGCGTGCCGGTGATGTGCCGCGCCAGGGCCGTCAGGCTCTTGAAGGGCTTGCCCTCGTATTCGAAGCCGCCCTCGGCGGTGACGACCGCCTTGTGCTCGCGCCCGCCCCATTCGCGCGAGATGACCGTGCCGGGAACGAAGTGCAATTCGCGCGAGGGCGCCCGCTTGGGGATCTTCGAGTGCGCGGCGCCGATGCGCTCCAGGCGCTCCCGCGTGGCAGGCGGCAGCCCGCCGAAGGCTTCCTCCTGCAGCTTGTAGGCGATGCGCGATTCAATGAAGTCGCGGTTCGGCTTGGCCGGACGGTAATCGAAATACCGGTCCCACAGCTTCCAGAGCTCGGGCATGGGGGCGCGGCCCAGTTCGGCGATGCGGGCGGCGACGGAGGTTGGGTTGGCGTTCATCACAACGTCTCTCGTTGATAGGGCGTTGCATGTACGCGCTGGTCGGGCACAAAGCCAAGTCCAACTGCGTTCTCAGCGGCCGGTAGCGCAGCGAGCGTGCGGACGATGGCGGAAGCCAGGATGGTGGTGATCTCGGTGGCGCGCTCGCCGGGCGAGAGTCGGGAAGGACAGGGGAGTTCGATGGACTTCATGACAGCTTCGAGGAATGAAACTGCCACGGATGGTGGGGCCGATCGTCCGAAGCGGATAGTAAAGGCGGGTAATGGAGTGTGTCGGCGGGCCAGAATGCCCACAAATGCCACCTACGATTGGTATTCCGATGTCCTTTGCAACATTGCCCCTCCGCGTCAGATCAGCCGCTAGCCCTTCGGCCGCGAGGCTCCGCAGACTTCTGTATAACTAGATAGAGATAATAATCGTAGTTGACAATGCCGCATTATGAGTTTTTAGCTCTCTTGGTCTGGGGTGCCATACCTCTTGTTTAGGTCGGATTGATGCACCTAATTAGATTACCTCTCTTGGGTGGTGCGTTTCACTGGCGATTTTATCGGTGCTTCCTTGGATTTCATGAGGCTATATCCTAAAACGGTGACGTGGTGCGCCCGAGGCTGGATGCGCTGCGACAACCGCTTCGATATTTGATATCAAGAAATCTTGGGGGGTGGGTATGAAATCAAGGCTTTTTCTCTGCACTTGGGTTGTTTCTCTATTGGTTTTCCTGTCTGGTTGCGGAGCACCTACAGTCAAATATCAAGCGGTTACAAATGATAATCTAAATGAATTAGAGGGGGCGACAAAGTTCTACCTGCAGGGGTCCTGGATAGTGATCGGACAGGACGACGTAGCCCAAGCCGGGAAGGATTCTGCCGGCAACCCTAAGTCGAGTACAGGCGTCAATTTAAAGCTGAACTCAAAGGTTCAGAAACTAGGTGAGATACAGAAGCTAAAGGCGGTCGTCACGCCAGCGCCGACCAGCACCCTATACGCAATTCAGCCACAGAACAATATAGCCAACAAGACGACATTGACGGCCACTTATTTTGATAACTCTCTCCTTCTTAAGAAGATTGGATTTGAATACAAAAATCAAACAGTTCAGGCAATTCAGGCGGCCGGGGGTGTTCTGGTGGCAGCGGCCCCCTTTATCGCTCTATTTGCTGAAAATAGAGATATAGAGGGTTCGTCCCCACTCAAAATACCTGCCGTTATCGATGTAACACATCCTCAGTGGTGTACTTTTCTACCAATTGACAATGCCTCACCCGATTGGAAATATAGACTCATCCCGTCGAAAGGAGCATGCGATGGTCAGGCTGGGGTGAAACCTCCTGCACCAGAAGGCGCCATCGAAAAAGACGGATTTTTTTCCGACCCGAAGGAGAAGCGTGTATTTGTTACATCAAGCTGCCGTGATGTAACGCTTGAAATAAAGCACGCAAAAGATGATGGGAAATACAATTTCCCTTTGACAATAGCCGACCCAAATTGGCTCTACACGTACACGATTCCGGAAAAGGGTTCTGTCTCGTTGCACACAGTTTGCGGCGCCGATATTCAGGCCGACGCAGATTCATCAAACGATCTCGTTGCATTCGCAGCAATTCAAGAGATATTCAAGCAGGTAAAATCCATTAAGGATGCAACAAAATAGTCAGCCAGAAAATTGCGCGCCCCCTTTCATACGAGGTGGGAAGAGGGGCGCACGCTCATTTGTACGGGTTCCTTGAATTCAATCTGCTCGATGCTTCTGGGCTTCTGATAAGTTTGAGAAAGATATTGATCGCCCATATAGCCGAGCATCCGATGGATGGCCGGCCATCTCAATCAGGTAGCGCCTTCGCTTCCATGGTGTCATCTTCCAGCGGCTCCTCGACGCTCGGCAGGTTCAGTTGCCACGCGTGGGCACCCTTGACCTTCACCAGATAATCGCGCCAAGGCGATGCTTTGGAAAAGAGGTTCGCCGGCGTCGCGCAGCCCGTGTCCTCCATCAGCTTCTTGGTGTTCACGTGCGGCGTGCCAGTGGCGTAGGCGTCCACCAGGCGCTGCAACACGGCAATCTTGGCTTTGCCCGTGATGCGCCAGGGCGCGCGGCCGGGAACGGACAGCAGGGCCGCATACCCGTCCGCCGACACCTTCAGGCTGATGGCGGCGCCGCCCATGGCTGCCTGGTGGCCGTGCCGGTACAGCACCTTCAAGCGTGCGAGATCGACGGCCGTGCCGGACTGGGCTGGCGAGAGGATGTCTTGGATCGGCACCACCACATTCGTGCCCGCAAACGGAAACGGCGCTGCCGATGTGGTCAGCACAATGCCGGGCACGGCGCGCGGGCGCTGCCGCAGCGCGGCATCGACCCGGGCGTATTGGCGCTCGCTGGCCATGCGGGCGGCGAAATACAGCGCGACGGGCGAGCCATCGACGTCGAGTTCGCCGAGGAACACCGGCTCGTCGTCGAGGTGCCGGCCCCGCACACCCTGCAGCGTGCTGCCGAGCGCGGTGATGATTTCCTCGCGCAGCCAGTTCAGATGCACCTTCCAGCGCCGCGCATGCTTGGCGGGCAGCATCACGTCGTCCCCGGTCAGGGGATCGCGATAGCGCACGAAATTCGCATCAGCGCAGCGCTCAAGCGGCACCGCACTGCGCATGCCATCGGCCAGCTCGACCACCTTCTGCGTGATCCGGTCGCCTTCGGTGAGGATACCCTCGTCCTCGAAGCGCTCGATGTCGATGCCCAACCGGGCAAGCGCAAAGCCGTCCATCGGACTGGTGGCGCACTCCAGCAATCGGGCAACCTGGCCGACCAGGTCTGGGTCCTCCATGCCGGATCCGGGGTTGAGCGGCTTTAACACCCCCAGCGCTTCCAGCAACTGCGTGCCGACGAGCCGCAGACGCAGGTCGCGCTCGCTTTGCAGGCTGCAGCGCCCCGGCTCGGCCAGCACAATGGACAGCGGCGTTTCCGTGGTTTCCCCCGCGAACACCAGGTCCGCCACCAGGGTGACGCCCAGGATGGCTGCCGGCTGCGAGAAGGGGTGGTTGCCCCACAGCTCGCTCATCACGTCGTGCAGTTCCGCACCGCTGTCGAGGTGCACGGTCACTGCATCGCTGGCGTGACCGAGCAGTGCGCGCGCTTCGGCCAGATACAGGCGCTCGACCTTGGCGCCATCCAGGCGCGGCTTCGCCCCGCGCAAGGGCTGGGCAAACCGGGACAGGTCGTAGCGCGAGCGGTTGAGCGGCCGGCTGGACAGCGGCACCTTGAACCCATGCGCGGACAGCACGTTGGCCAGCGGTGCCCGGGTGGACAGCGTGTGCGCGTACACCTCGACGACCTTGCGGCCGGGCGCGTAGAGCAGCGTGGCGTCGCGGGCCGGGAAGTAGCAGAAGCTGCGGCGGTTCCGGTTGACGACCTGCACCGCGGTGACCTGCTCGCCAGCGAAGCGCACCACCAGGCAGTGCGCAACCGATGCCTCGCCATCGTCCTGCTCATCCGCCAGCGCGACGTGCACGACCTCGCATGGCTCGGCCAGCCGCATCGCCCGAGTGAGTTCCGCTTCCAGTTCCCGCTTCACTTTGTCGCTCCACAGGAAGAGCGGCGGATCGTCGCACGGCACATCGAAGGCGTCGTAGAGCCGCTTGTTGCCCCGAATGTCAGCGGTGTTCAAGATCGATTCGGCGATCTCGAACAGACGTGCGGTCGCGTCGGAATGCGCGCGCATCCAGACCGCGCGCCCGAATTCGCCACCGGGCTGCGACAGGAAGGTGGCGAACAGATCGGCGTCGTTCAGCTGGTCTGCCACGCTGGTGAGGATGGCTGAGCCCCGCGACGATGCGAGACGCACGATGCGCAATGCCTCCCGCTCGGCGGGCTCGCGCTGCTCGCGGCGCAGGTGCCGGATGTGCTCCAGCAGCGCGCCCGCCAGGGTGGATTCGTCTTGCGACCAGTCGAATCCGCGGCTCAGTGCCTCGCACTCGGGCAGGCCGCTGAACACCCGCAGCACTGCAACCGGCGCGCGTTCAATGAGATCGAGCAGATTGCTCGCGTTGGTCAGGAGCTTCCTGGCCATGTGTTGCTCCCCGTTCTTGTTTTTGGTGTGGCATCCGGCAGTGCCGGCGTCAGTACCCCATATCGAGCGCCTGAGCCTGCTCGGCCAATGTCTCCAGCGCCTCGCGGCGCTGCGCGTCCAGGCGCTTCTTGTAGTCGATGACATCCCGGTAACGCACACGGCGATGCGTGCCGATCTTGTGGAACGGGATGTCGCCTTTCTCCAGCATCTGCACAAAAAATGGGCGGGACACTCCGAGCATCTGAGCGGCCTCCTGGGTGGTGAGTTCCGCATGCACCGGCACGACGGACACCGCGCAGCCCTTTTCGATCTGGTCCAGCACGTCCTGCAGCAGCTGCAGGGCTGCCGCCGGCATCTGCACGCTCCGCACGCGCCCGCTGCCGTCGCGGAAGTCCACCTGGCGGACAGCGGCGCCGGCTTCGAACACCGCCGCCAGCGTGCGGCGAGCTTCCCGGGCCAGCGCCACGTCTTCTTCGGAGGGCAGCACTCTGGTGACGGAGGAGATGTTCATTGGGGCGCGCGTATCGGCAAGTTCGGGAAGGGGCCCGATTCTATTCGAAACAAACGAAATCGAAATAAGCGAAACGCAAGCCGAGTTCTATATGGGGCAAGGCTTTGCGGCTTGCGTGCTCTCCGCGCGGCCAACCTGGGAACTCGTCAAAGCCCAAGATTTGCTCGCCCAAGCCCAAGGCGTCGGGCAATGAAATAGAGCCTCTTTCAACAAGAGGACTCTCTTCATGGCAATTCTTTCCTCACCTGTTCAATTGGGTCGCCACACCCGCCGGCATGAGGCACCGGCCCCTGTGCGTGCCGCGCTGGACGAGACCGAGCTCGCCAAGCGCTGGGGACTGTCGGTCAAAACGCTGCAGCGCTGGCGCCAGGACCAGCTTGGCCCCGTCTTCTGCAAGCTCGGCTCCCGCGTCACCTACCTGATCTCCGAAATCGAAGCCTTCGAGCGGCGCGTCTCGCGCAATTCGACGTCGGTTCGTGCGTATCACTGAGGAGGCCGCCATGACCAATCTGACCCTGCTGCCGGCCGACATCGCCGGGATGTCCGTGGCCGACCTGGCCAAGCTCTCGCCCAAGCGCAAGCACGAGCTCGACGCCCACCTCGATGCGGCCATCGCGTGGCTCAAGACCGCCCGCGCCAAGCTCGATGCCGCGCTGGAGCTGTGCTACGGCGATCAGGCCCGCGAGGCGCTGCGCGCATCTGAGCGCGACTTCGGCACTGTCCACATTGCCGATGGTCCGCTGCGGATCAAGTTCGAGCTGCCCAAGAAGGTCAGCTGGAGCCAGAAGCAGTTGACCGAAATCGCTGGGCGCATCGTTGCGGCCGGCGAGCAGCCCGAGGCTTACCTCGACATCAAGCTGACGGTGCCGGAATCGCGCTACAACAACTGGCCACCCGCGCTGCGGCAGCAGTTCGCCGACGCGCGCACGGCGGAGCCGGGCAAGCCTTCGTTCACGCTGACCCTGGATGAGGTGGCAGCATGAGCCGGCTCCCCATCGTCAGCGCCCAAGCACGCATGGCCGAGCGCCGAGGCGTGAAGCTGCTGCTGCTCGGCAAGAGCGGCATCGGCAAGACCACGCGCCTGAAGGACCTCGATCCGGCCACCACGCTGTTCATCGACGTCGAAGCCGGTGACCTGTCGGTAGCCGACTGGCCGGGCGACACCATTCGTCCCGCGTCCTGGCCGGAGACCCGAGACTTCTTCGCGTTCCTCGCGGGTTCCGACCAGTCGCTGCCGCCGCAGAGCGCGTTCTCGCAGGCGCACTACGACCACGTGGTCGAGAAGTACGGCGATCCCGCGCAGCTCGAGCGCTACCAGACCTTCTTTGTCGACTCGATCACGCAACTGTCGCGCCAGTGCTTTGCGTGGTGCAAGACGCAGCCGGGGGCGACCAGCGACCGCTCGGGCAAGCCCGACGTGCGCGCGGCCTACGGCCTGCTCGGCCAGGAAATGGTCGGGGCGCTCACGCACCTGCAGCACGCCCGCGGCAAGAACGTGGTCTTCGTGGCGATCCTCGACGAGCGGCTCGACGACTTCAACCGCAAGGTCTTCGTGCCCCAGATCGAGGGCAGCAAGACCGGCCTGGAGCTGCCCGGCATCGTGGACGAGGTCGTGACGCTCGCCGAGATCAAGGCCGAGGACGGCAGCAGCTACCGCGCCTTCGTCACCCAGACCGTCAATCCGTTCGGCTTTCCCGCCAAGGACCGCAGCGGCCGGCTCGACCTGCTGGAGCCGCCGCACCTGGGCGCGCTGATCGCCAAGTGCGCGGGCGCCGGCCACCTGGCCACCCACCTGAACGCAACCCCGAACACCACCGAACACGCAGAGCACATCGAATGAATACCGCAATGACCACCAACGCTTGGCAAGACTTCAACGACGCTGACCAGCAGCAAGGCTTCGACCTGATCCCGAAAGGCACGCTGGTGCCGGTGCGCATGATCCTCAAGCCGGGCGGCTATGACGACCCCTCCCAGGGCTGGGTGGGCGGCTACGCGAGCGAGTCGTTCGAGACCGGTTCGGTCTACCTGGCCGCCGAGTTCGTCGTGACCGGTGGCGAGCACGCCAAGCGCAAGCTGTGGAGCAACATCGGCCTGCACTCGCCCAAGGGCGCGACCTGGGGCCAGATGGGGCGCAGCTTCGTGCGTGCGGCGCTCAACAGCGCCCGCAACGTCCACCCGCAGGACAACTCGCCGCAGGCCGCCGCCGCGCGCCGCATCCAGGGCTTCCACGAACTCGATGGGCTGGAGTTCATCGTCCGCGTCGACATCGAAAAGGATCCCAAGGGCGAGGACCGCAACGTGATCCGGCTCGCCATCGAGCCCGACCACCCGGAATACGCCCGGCTCAAGGGCGCGCCGCCCAAGGCCAACCCCGGTGGGGGCACGTCCGGCGCACCCGCGCAGCCTGTGCCGTCCCGTGCCGCGCCCACCGCGCAGCGCGCGCCCGTGACCGCCAAGCCCGCCTGGGCCCAGTGAGGGAGGAATGAAATGCTGGGTCTGCAAACGGCAGGCCCGGGGATTCACGCACGCCGACACCCGTCATGGGGTCGGCGATCCCCGGCGCTTTGTTCCGGATTGGGTGTTTTGCTCGCGCCGCTGCCAGGACGCGTTTCACGCGCTGTACGGCAACTGGCGTCGAGCCATGGAGGGGCAGCACAGGGAGGGCAGCATGCTTGACGCATCCGACATCGAACGCACGGCCATGCGCACGTGCCTGAAGGCATTCGGCCGAGTGGCCGAAGAGATCGGCTTCACCAAGCCGCTGGCGGCCTACAGCGAAGCCGAGGCGCTGCGCGTCATCGACGCCATCGTGACCCGCTACACCGAAGCGATGGTCGAGCACCACGAGACAACCCGCATGCCGCCGGTGCGCGGCAGCGCGGCTGCCAAGGCCACGGCGCGGGATCCGTTCGCCGAGCTCGAAGAGCTGCCGTGGGAGACCACCGAGGGGGCCGCGTGATGCTGGACTTCAATTCCTCGGCGAGCCTCTCCGGGCGGGTGGCCTCGCTGGTCGACATCGGCCTGCAGCGTGCCCGTGCGGGCGAGCCGGTACGTCAGTACCTGGGCGCCTCGCGCCTAGGCGTGGCCTGCGAGCGTGCGCTGCAGTACGAGTTCGCCCAGGCGCCGGTCGACTACGGCCGCGAGCATGGCGGCCGGATGCTGCGCATCTTCGAGCGCGGCCACGTGATCGAGGACTGCATGGTCGACTGGCTGCGTGGCGCGGGGTTCGACCTGCGCACGCGCAAGCCCAACGGCGACCAATTTGGCTTCGCGGCCGCTGACGGCCGCCTGAAGGGGCACATCGACGGCGTCATCGTCGCGGGCCCCGAGGGCTTCGGCTACCCGATGCTGTGGGAGAACAAGTGCCTCGGCAACAAGTCCTGGCGTGACCTGCAGAAGCACAAGCTCGCCGTGGCCAAGCCGGTCTATGCCGCCCAGGTCGCGCTGTACCAGGCGTATCTCGAGCTGCACGAGCACCCGGCGCTCTTCACGGCGCTCAACGCCGACACGATGGAGCTCTACGCCGAGTTCGTGCCGTTTGATGCGGCGCTGGCCCAGCGCATGTCCGATCGCGCGGTGAAGGTGATCTGCGCGACTGACGCGGGCGAACTGCTGCCTCGCGCGTTCAGCGACCCGACCCACTTCGAATGCCGGATGTGCGCGTGGCAGGACCGTTGCTGGAGGGCGCACGCATGAACCACACCAATCAAGCGCGTCCAACCGACACGGGCGAGCCGATGATCGACGCCAAGGAGGCCGCGGCCGCATTGCGGCTGCCGTACTACTGGTTCGCCGACCACACCATGCGCGCGCGCTACCGGATCCCGCACTACCTGCTGGGTGCCTTGGTGCGCTATCGCCTGTCCGAGCTCACGGCCTGGTTGGCGAACGCCGCGCTGCAGCCGCGCGAGACGGACCCTACCGCCGGCATGCCGGGGGAGGGCGCGCAATGATCGACTTCAACGAGATCCCGCTGGTGACCGGCCAACTGGACGCCCAGCGCGACGAGATTCGCGCGGCGCTGCTCGCCCGCCTGGAGTTCGTGCTGAGCGCGCTGTTCCCGGCCGGCAAGAAGCGACGCGGCACGTTCGTGGTCGGCGACATCCTTGGCAGCCCCGGCGACAGCCTGGAGGTGGTGCTCGACGGCGACAAGGCGGGCTTGTGGACGGACCGCGCCACCGGCGACGGCGGCGACATCTTCGACCTCATTGCCGCCTGGGCGGGCCTGCGTGTGTCCACCGACTTCTCGCGGGTGCTCGAACACGCCTTGCAACTGCTCGGGCAAGCCCGCGCGCAGCCGGTACGGCGCAAGCGCAAGGACCCACCCACGGACGACCTGGGCCCCGCCACAGCCAAGTGGGACTACCTGGACGCCGCCGGCAAGCTGATCGGCGTGGTGTATCGCTACGACCCGCCTGGACGAGGCAAGGCGTTCCGGCCCTGGGACGCCAAGCGCCGCAAGATGGCCCCGCCGGAACCACGCCCGCTCTACAACCAACCAGCGCTGGCGAAAGCCGACCATGTCGTGCTGGTCGAGGGCGAGAAATGCGCCCAGGCCCTGATCGACGCCGGCATTGTCGCCACCACGGCCATGCATGGCGCGAACGCACCGGTCGAGAAGACCGATTGGTCGCCGCTGGCGGGCAAGACCGTGCTGATCTGGCCCGATCGGGACAAGCCGGGCTGGGAGTATGCCGGTCACGCATCGCAGGCCATCCTGCAGGCGGGCGCGGTGTCGGTGGCCGTCTTGCTACCGCCCGAAGACAAGCCGGAGGGCTGGGACGCAGCTGACGCCCTCGCCGAAGGGTTCGACGTGAGCGGCTACCTGGCCGTCGGCGCGCGGGTACCCATGACACTGGTGGCAGACGCATCCCTGCCGGCGGACCTGCTGGATGACGTCGACTGGGAGACCGAGGACGGGCTGGCCACGGCCTTCACGCGCCGCTACGGCGACGACTGGCGGTACTGCTCGCTTTGGGGCAAGTGGCTGGTGTGGACCGGCGTGCGCTGGAATCCCGACCAGCTGCTCTACGTCACCCACCTGGCGCGCGGCATCTGCCGGGCGGCCTCGCTCAAGACGGAAACCGCACGCCAGAAGTCCAAGCTGGCGAGCTCGTCGACCATTGCATCGGTCGAGAAGATCGCCCGCTCGGACCCGAAACACGCGGCCACCGCCGACGAGTGGGATGCCGACGTCTGGGCGCTCAACACCCCAGGCGGCGTGGTCGACCTGCGCACAGGACAGCTGCGCCCCCATCGGCGTGAGGACCGCATGACGAAGGTGACGACGGCGACTCCGCGCGGGCGCAACGGCGAGGGCTGCCCGGCGTGGCTGGCGTTCATCTCCGACATCACCGGCGGCAACACGGACCTGGCGGCCTACCTGCAGCGGGTGGTCGGCTATTGCCTGACCGGGGTGACCAGCGAGCATGCGCTGTTCTTCCTGTACGGCACCGGCGCCAACGGCAAGTCGGTCTTCGTGAACGTGCTGGCCACGATCCTGGGCGACTACGCAGCCAACGCGCCGATGGACACCTTCATGGAGGCGCGCGGCGACCGTCACCCGACCGAACTGGCCGGGCTGCGCGGCTCGCGGCTGGTGTCGTCCATCGAGACCGAGCAGGGCCGTCGCTGGAACGAGTCGAAGGTCAAGGCCATCACCGGCGGCGACAAGGTGTCCGCGCGCTTCATGCGCCAGGACTTCTTCGACTACCTGCCGCAGTTCAAGCTGCTGATCGCCGGCAACCACAAGCCCGCGATCCGCAACGTGGACGAGGCCATGAAGCGACGGCTGCACCTGATCCCGTTCACGGTGACGGTGCCGCCCGAGCGCCGCGACGGCCGGCTCACGGAGAAGCTGCTCAAGGAGCGCGACGGGATCCTGGCGTGGGCCATCGAGGGATGCCTCGCCTGGCAGCGCCAGCGCCTGGATCCGCCCGCCTGCGTGCGGTCGGCCACGGAAGAGTACTTCGACGAGGAGGACGCCATCGGCGACTTCCTCGATGAGGAGGCGCAGTGCCACGCCCAGGCGCGCGTCGCCGTGGCCGACGTGTTCCTGCGCTGGCAGGAGTGGGCGGGCCGGCGCGGCGAGTACGTGGGGACCAGCCGGTGGCTGGCGCAGCAGCTCGCCAACCGCGGCTTCGAGCGCACGCGGCTCAACTACGGCGTCAAGGGCCTCGCCGGCCTCTCGCTCAAGGCCAAGGACTACGGCGGTCGCCTGCCGTATCGGGACGACTGAACACACCGGTGTGACCGAACGTGACCGTCATGAGGATTGTTCTCTTTACGTGCGCGCACGCACGCGTAGAAGTTAATCCGGACGTGGGTCACGTTCGGTCACAACGACCGGACATGACGATTTCCAACACATGAACACGACGATTCTGGCCCTCGACCTGGGCACCAAGACCGGCTGGGCATTGCAGTACCTGGACGGCAGCATCACCAGCGGCACGCAGGATTTCAAGCCGAAGCGGTTTGAAGGTGGCGGCATGCGCTTCCTGCGCTTCAAGCGCTGGCTCAACGAGCTGAAGCTCTCCTGCAGCGATATCAACGTGGTGTATTTCGAGGAGGTGCGCCGGCACGCGGGCGTGGACGCCGCGCATATCTACGGCGGTCTGCTCGGACACCTGAGCGCTTGGTGCGAGCACCACAACATTCCGTACATCGGCGTTCCGGTCGGCACGATCAAGAAGCATGCGACCGGCAAGGGCAACGCCAGTAAAAACGAGATCATCGCGTCCGTCAGCAAGCGCGGCCATGAGCCAGTCGACGACAACGAAGCCGATGCCCTGGCAATCCTGTACTGGGCGGCCGAGACGCAGGAGGCGTGAGATGAAGATTCCCACACCGACCTACCGTTCCGCACTGGCCCGTACACAGCCCGAGGTCACCGACCTCGAAGCATTCAAGCGGCAGGGCTGGCGGGAGCAGCGGATTCTCGTGGTCAACGAATCCGACGAGCGTCTGGACTTCCTCGAACGTGAGCTGGTACGCCGCATTGGTGAGCGGCTATACGGCGAGGGAGGCAAGCGCCGTGGCTGACTGGACCAAGGAAGACGTGGCGGCCCGCTTCGAGGATGCGGCCAACACGGGACGGCGCCTGCCGCCCATCCGCGTGCAGGGCTACATCAACACGTGGCCCGCCATCGTGCGCCGCGAGTGGGAAGCCTTCGCTGCGGACGAGAAGGTCTACCGGCCTTTCCCGCCCAGCCCCCAGGCCATCGACCGCATGCTGGAGGCGATGCGCTGGGTGCAGTGGCTGGAGGTCGAGCAGCGCCACCTCGTGTGGATGCGGGCCAAAGGCTACGGGTGGCGTGAGATCACGCTGCGCTTCGCCTGCGACCGAACGACCGCCTGGCGGCGCTGGCAACGGGCACTGGAAATCGTGGCAGGCAGGCTCAACGAGCCGACACATTGACGGAAAGGAGGGCGACGCTATACTAACAACTGTTAGTAATAGTTAGGAGGCATCATGCCTACCAGCGTCGCCCTCGGCAATCATTTCGAGACATTTATCCGCGACCAGGTGCAAAGCGGCCGGTTCAACAATGTGAGCGAGGTCGTGCGTGCCGGACTTCGCTTGCTCGAAGAGAGCGAGCAGCACCGTCAACTTCGTCTGGAAGCGTTGCGCGCCGAGATCGCTGCGGGCAAAGCGAGCGGTCCGGCCAAGCCGGCCGATGAGGTGTTTTCCCGTCTTGAGGCCAAGTACAGCGCACAAGCCAGGCGCAAGCAGAACTGATGCGTCTGGCCATTACCCCGCTTGCCGAGCAAGACCTGGAGTCCATCGCTGACTACATCGCACAAGACAACCCGGCACGTGCCGTCACATTCGTCCGTGATCTGCGGGAGCAATGCCAGCGCCTCGTGCTGAACCCGCCCGGCTATCGCTTGCGGCCGGAACTCGGGGACGACATCCGTTCATGCGCCTACGGTCGTTACGTGATTTTCTTTGTCGCCGCCTCGGATGAGGTGATCGTCATCCGCATCCTGCATGGCGCACGTGATCTGCCCGCCGTTTTTCATGCCGATGAGCCATAAGCACCCAAGCGATTCGCCGCAAAGGATCAGCGATATCGAACGGCTACGTGCGTTGTTGCGCCAGGGTGCCGCACCGCCTCCGACGACGCCTGTGGACGCGAATTATTTCGATGCGCTGCGTGAGCGCGTGGTCAAGTTCGCCAACCGTCCAAAGCAGAAAGCAACGTAGGGTAACGCTTCCCGCAAAAGTCCAGGATTTCCGGCATTTGTCCATTTTGCGATGGCGGAGCGGTGCAACAAATCGGGCGGTTTGGGGGTAGTATTCGATATACCGTCCGGATAGCAGCGCAGATTGCAAGGGGTGCCCCCGAGAGAAGGGGTCCTTCCTTCAGAAAGCGCAATACGGGAGGGACAAGCGCAAGGCTTGCCCACCGTCAGGGTGCGAACCTGGGTTCGCACGGTGCGCACCTCCGGCCGCAACGAACCGGCCATTCCCTCCAGACCCGCGCCAGCACTGCGTTTGCGCGGGTCTTGTGTTTTGGGGGCGGTGCGAACCTGCCCCAGTGCTGGTTCGCACCCCACAGGTTCGCACCCCTCTCATTCCGCGCCCGCTTACGGTTCGCCGTCGGCGGGCGTTTTCATTTCCGCTCGGCCTGCGCCGAGATCCGTTCCCGCGCGGGCCGTCTTCTTTTGGGAACCCGAAACAGAACATGCTCAACGTCGAGTACCGCAAGGTCGCGGCGCTGATTCCTTACGCAAGGAACCCGAGGACCCACAACGACGAGCAGGTGGCCAGGATCGCCGCCAGCATCGTGGAGTACGGCTGGACCAACCCGGTCCTGGTCGATGGCGAGAACGGTGTGATCGCGGGCCATGGGCGTCTGGCCGCCGCGCGCCAGCTCGGCATGGACGAGGTGCCGGTGATCGAGCTGGCCCACCTGTCGCCGACGCAGAAGCGCGCGTTGATCCTCGCCGACAACCGTATCGCGCTCGATGCGGGCTGGGACGAGGAACTGCTGGCGCTGGAATTCGCGGAACTCGCTGACGCCGGCTACGACCTGGCCCTGACCGGTTTCAATGACGCCGAGATCGACGCGCTGTTGGCTGACGAGCTGGGCGAAGCTGAGGACGATGGGGCGAGCGATCCGGAACCGGATGAGGCGGACGACGTGCCCGCAGCATCGGCGGTGCCGGTGTCCCGGCCGGGCGACGTCTGGCTCCTGGGCGAGCACCGCCTGATCTGCGGCGATGCCACCGACAGCGCGGTGATCGCGGCCCTGATGGCGGGCCAACAAGCCGCGCTGTGCTTTACCTCGCCGCCCTACGCCAACCAGCGCAATTACACCACCGGTGGTATCGCGAACTGGGACGTGCTGATGCGCGGCGTCTTCGGCAACGTGCCGATGGCGGGCGGCGGCCAGGTGCTCGTCAACCTCGGGCTGGTCCACCGCGACAGCGAGGTCGTCCCGTACTGGGATGCCTGGATCGCGTGGATGCGCACGCAGGGCTGGCGGCGGTTCGGCTGGTACGTGTGGGACCAGGGACCGGGCATGCCCGGCGACTGGCGTGGCCGGTTGGCACCACCCTTCGAATTCGTCTTCCACTTCAATCGTGAGGCTCGCCAGGCAAACAAGACCGTGCCTTGCAAGTACGCTGGCCAGGACGAGCACCTGCGCCCCGACGGCACGTCGACCTCGATGCGGGGCAAGGACGGCGTTCGCGGGAGTTGGACACACGAGGGCAAACTTACCCAGGACACCCGGATCCCGGATTCGGTGATCCGTGTGATGCGGCACAAGGGCAAGATCGGCCGCGACATCGACCACCCGGCGGTGTTCCCGGTCGCCCTGCCGCAATTCGTGATCGAGGCGTACTCGGATGCCGGTGACGTCGTGTTCGAACCCTTCGGCGGCAGCGGCACCACCATGCTGGCCGCCCAGCGGACCGGGCGTCAGTGCCGTAGCGTCGAGATCGCGCCCGAGTACGTGGACGTCGCGATCAAGCGCTTCCAGCAGAACTACCCCGAGGTGCCGGTGACGCTGCAGTCGACCGGGCAGCCTTTCGCGGCTGTTGCGGCAGAGCGTTTGGCGGACGAGGAGGTGGTGCAATGACGGCCTCCTGGCTCGCAGGCAAGATCGAGCACTGGCCGATCCAGAGGCTCGCCCCCTACGCCGCCAACGCTCGGACGCACTCAGACGAACAGATCACGCAGATCGCGGCCAGCATCGTGGAGTTCGGGTTCACCAATCCGATCCTGGCCGGCGGCGACGGGATCATCGTGGCGGGGCACGGGCGCCTCTCCGCTGCCATGAAGCTGGGCCTGCAGGTGGTGCCGGTGGTGGTGCTGGATCACCTGAGCCCCACGCAACGGCGGGCGCTGGTGATCGCGGACAACCGCATCGCCGAAAACGCGGGTTGGGATGAAGCCGTACTGCGTGCCGAGCTGGCCGCGCTCGACGCGGCGAACTTCGACCTGTCGTTGACGGGTTTCGATGCGGACGCGCTGGCCGATCTGATGGACGGGGAGGAGGGCGACGGCCAGGCGGAGGAGTTTGCACTGCCGGAGGTGCCCGAGGATCCGATCTCTCGCCCAGGCGACGTGTGGGTGTTGGGCAGGCATCGGCTGCTGTGCGGGGATGCGACCGTCGCGGAGAACTACGACAGGCTGTTGCAGGGCGAGCCGGCGGACATGGTGTTCATGGATCCCCCGTACAACGTGAACTACGCCAATACGGCCAAGGAGCGGCAGCGCGGCACGAGCCGGGCCATCCTGAACGACAACCTGGGCGGGGGCTTCTACGATTTCCTGCTGGCGGCGCTGACGCCGACGATCGCCAACTGCCGCGGCGGTATCTACGTGGCGATGTCTTCCAGCGAACTGGACGTGCTGCAGGCGGCATTCCGCGAGGCGGGCGGGCGCTGGTCAACCTTCATCATCTGGGCCAAGGACCGTTTCACGCTTGGCCGTGCGGATTACCAGAGGCAATACGAACCGATCCTGTACGGCTGGGCCGAGGGGGCGCAGCGCCATTGGTGCGGCGACCGCGACCAGGGAGATGTCTGGCAGATCAAGAGACCTGCCCGCAACGACCTGCACCCGACGATGAAGCCGGTGGAACTGGTGGAGCGGGCGATCCGCAATTCGAGCCGGCCGGGCGACGTGGTACTCGACACGTTTGGCGGTTCGGGCACCACGCTGATCGCGGCGGAGAAGGCGGCGCGCGCGGCGCGCCTGATCGAACTGGATCCCAGGTATGCCGACGTGATCGTCAGGCGTTGGGAGGAATACACCGGGGAGCAGGCTGTCCGCGAGGCGCTGATCCGGTAGACGCACGCCACCCGCAGCGCGGGCGGCATTGCGTTAGGGGGCTTACGCCGAAAGTTCGTCGGCGATTTCGCTGGCGGCCACAAAGGCCGTCAGGTGGGGCAGGTCACGCGGGATGCCATAGATGTGGCTGAGCCCACCGTTCGATTTGCGCTGCATCCACAGAGCCGCCGTGGAGTCGATGGCATCGGTAAGTGTCTGGCCACCGTGGAGGGCGTTGCAGACGTCATCCGCAAAGTGTCGTCCGAATGCGCTGTCGAGAAAGAGGCGCACGGCCTCAAATGACGAGCCGGTGGCCTTGGAGACAGTTGTCATCGCTAGCGGCCAGGCTTCGGCGGCGCGCTCCTTCATCGTGCCGTAGAAGCCCCAGCCTTCGTTGCGGGTGGTGGGAATCTGGTCAGTGGTGGTCATGGCGTGCTCCTTCTTGGGCGTCGTTGTGATGGCACCAGTAACGCGCTGTTCGAGCCGAAAGCCAAGGCTGGAGAGCAAACACTCCGCAGCGTGCGGGCACAGTGCCCCGCATGCTGCGTGGCGCGGGGACGCACTCGCAGCGTGGTGCCTATCGCGAACGCGACGCTACTTCGCGCCAGCGCGGAAACCGCCCCGGAGGGCGGTACCGCAATGCAGCAGGTCGATCAGATTTCGGGGTCTTTGGGGTACAGGTCCCCACTGGTGATATCGGCGACGTAGACGACGTTGCGGAAGTCGCCGGGCTCATCCGCGATGCTGACGCCGCCGATGGCGGTGAGCGCGACGCCGTATTTGCGCGTGAGGGCGGTGAGCTCGACGACGAAGGCGTTGTAGTTGGCGGTGGTGATGTCCATGTTGGTGTCCTTGGTTGATGTCGTTGCGACACCTGTATGAACGCGCTGTTCGGGGTACAAGCCAAGCGTTGTTTGCGGTGTCATGCGGGACCGCTGACATCGCAGTCGGTCCCGCGCGACATCAGGCCGACTGGTCGGCCTGAGCGCCATCCTTCGCTTCGATCCGATAGATGCGTTCACCGTCGGCCGACTTCTCGGAGACGATGGTCAGGCCGAGCCGCTTCTTGAAGGTGCCGGCGAACGCGCCGCGCACGGTGTGGGCTTGCCAGCCGGTCGCCTTGCAGATCTCGCTGATCGTTGCGCCTTCGGGGTGACGCAGCATTGCGATCACCTGGGCTTGTTTGCTGTTCTCGCGCTTGCGCGGTGCCTTCCGTGCGTCCTTGCGCGGTGCCTTCCGTGCGTCCTTGCGCGGTGCCTTCCGTGCGTCCTTGCGCTGTGCTTCTGCGTCGGCGGCGGGTTCGTCCGGCTGCGGTGCGTCGAAGCCCAGCGCGCCGTAGCCCTGGGCTGAGACAAGCCATTCGGTACCCGCAGCCGCGATAAGGGCGCGCTTGGCGAGGCCGTCGACAACCTTCTTGCGCGCGCCGCCCTTGATGTTGTCGGGGAACCATTCGATCTTGCCGCCGGTGTGCTGGATGGCGTAGGCGAGGATCGCGTGCTGTGCCGGGGTCAGTTGTTGCGTGGTCATCTGTTGGTCCTTCGAGGTGGTTTGAACGTGGTGTGATGAACGCGCTGTGCGGGGAAGAAGCCAAGCGCTTTTCGTTGGAGAGGGCGGGTGGTCCCGCCCCAGCTGTCAGTCGTTCTCTTCGTTTTCGTCGCTCTCGATTTCCTCGATGGTGTCCTGCAGGGTGCATCCCGATCTGCCGAGGTAGCCGTGGTCGTCGGAGATCGCCATCGTGAGCTGCGCAAGCCAGTAGTCCTCGGCACGATCCAGCGCGCTGCGCAATCCGCCGGCTTTCAGCAAGCCGCGCGCACTCTGGATTAGTTCGAGCATCTGCTCCTTAATTTCGGTCAACTCTTCGACCACGTTGTTTCGGGCTTGGGTTTTGCTCATCGTGTGCTCCGGTTGAGGTGTCGTGTTGATGGACACATGAACGCGCTGTGCTGCACAGAAGCCACGCGCTATCTGCAAAAGGACCAGCAAGATTCAGATGGGAATTTCAATTCGCGCCTATGCACGGCACCGAGGCGTGTCGGACGCCGCCGTGCGCAAGGCAATCGCCGCAGGGCGCATCACGCCGGACGCGGACGGCACCATTGATACGGACCGCGCCGACAGCGAATGGGCACGCAACACCGAAGCGCCGCGCACCGGCACGCGCACACCGCCCGTCAGGGCCGCCGTAACGCCGGAAGGGGGACAGCCCCCGGACGGCCCGGCATCGTCGCCCACAGGCGGCACGTCGCTGCTGCAGGCCCGCACGGTCAACGAGGTGGTCAAGGCGCAGACCAACAAGGTGCGTCTGGCCCGCCTCAAGGGCGAGCTGGTGGACCGCTCGCAGGCCATCGCGCACGTCTTCAAGCTCGCGCGTGCCGAGCGCGATGCGTGGCTGAACTGGCCGGCGCGTGTCTCCGCGCAGATGGCCGCGACCCTGGGCGTCGATCCGCACACGATGCACGTTGCGCTGGAGTCGACCGTGCGCGAACACCTGCAGGAACTGGGCGAGCTGCGCCCGCGCGTGGATTGATGCTGGACGCGGATTACGAAGGCGCCGCCGAGCTCGAGCGTGCCTGGCGAGAAGGATTGACGCCGGATCCGCTGCTCACCGTCTCCGAGTGGTCCGACCGCCATCGCATGCTGTCGAGCAAGGCGTCGGCCGAGCCTGGGCGCTGGCGCACCAACCGCACGCCGTACCTGCGCGCGATCATGGACTGCCTGTCGCCGACCTCGCCCGTTGAAAGGGTGGTCTTCATGAAGGGGGCACAGGTCGGCGGCACCGAGTGCGGTAGTTGCTGGATCGGCTACGTGATCCACCACGCGCCGGGCCCCATGATGGCCGTCTGGCCGACCGTGGAGATGGCCAAGCGCAACTCCAAGCAGCGGATCGACCCGCTGATCGAGGAGTCTGCGGTGCTGGCCGAGCGCATCGCGCCAGCCCGTTCGCGCGACTCGGGCAACACCATCCTGGCCAAGGAATTCCGGGGCGGCGTGCTGGTCATGACCGGCGCCAACAGCGCCGTGGGTTTGCGCTCGATGCCGGTGCGGTACCTGTTTCTCGATGAGGTCGACGGCTACCCGCTGGATGTTGAGGGCGAAGGCGATGCGATCTCGCTCGCCGAAGCCCGGACTCGGACGTTTGCGCGCCGCAAGATCTTCATCGTGTCGACACCGACGATTGCCGGTGCCAGCACCATCGAACGCGAATACGACGCCTCCGACCAGCGCCGCTACTTTGTGCCATGCCCGCACTGCGATCACCGCCAATGGCTGCGCTTCGAGCAGCTGCGCTGGACCAAAGGTGAGCCTGAGACGGCCGCGTACATCTGCGAAGCCTGCGACGAGCCCATCCATGAGCACCACAAAGCGTGGATGCTGTCGCAGGGCGAATGGCGGGCGATGGCGGAAACGAGCGGGCGCACGGCGGGCTTCCACCTGTCCTCGCTCTACAGCCCGGTGGGCTGGCGCAGCTGGCGCGAGATCGCCGCAGCCTGGGAGAGCGCGGTGAGCAAGGAATCCGGCTCGGCGGCGGCGATCAAGACCTTCCGCAACACCGAACTGGGCGAGACCTGGGTCGAGGAGGGCGAGGCACCGGACTGGCAACGGCTGCTGGAGCGCCGCGAGGACTATGCCATCGGCACCGTACCGGCAGGCGGCCTGTTGCTCTCTGCCGGCGCCGACGTACAGAAGGACCGCATCGAGGTGTCGATCTGGGCCTTCGGGCGCGGCAGGGAAGCGTGGCTGGTGGAGCACCGCGTGCTGATGGGCGACACCGCCCGCGACGCGGTGTGGAAGCGGCTCGCCGAACTGGTCGAAGAGCAGTGGACGCACGCCAGCGGCGCAACGATGCCGCTCGCGCGCCTGGCGCTCGATACCGGCTTCGCCACGCAGGAAGCCTATGCCTTTGTACGCGCCTGCGGCGATGCCCGTGTGATGGCCGTCAAGGGCACGGCACGTGGCGCCGCGCTGATCGGCACGCCGACGGCGGTCGATGTCACCCGCAACGGCAAGAAGTTGCGCCGCGGCATCAAGGTGTTCACGGTGGTGGTCGGCATCGCCAAGCTGGAGTTCTACAACAACCTGCGCAAAGCCGCCGACGTGGCAGAAGATGGCGCGACCATCGCGTTCCCGACCGGGTTTGTGCACCTGCCCAAGATCGATGCGGAGTTCCTGCAGCAGCTGTGCGCCGAGCAGCTGATCACCCGCCGTGACCGGAGCGGTTTCCCGATTCGCGAGTGGCAGAAGATGCGCGAGCGCAATGAGGCACTGGACTGCTACGTCTACGCGCGCGCGGCTGCGAGCGCCGCCGGGCTCGACCGCTTCGAGGAGCGTCACTGGCGCGAGCTGGAGCGGCAACTGGGGCTGGCGCCGCCGCCGGACACACCGCCCCCAATCGAATTGAGTTCTCCCACAGATGCCACCCCTCGCGGTGGCATCGCCGTTTCTGGGCCCCGTCCTGGGGGCCGCCAAGCCGGCCGGCGCGTGATCAAGAGCCGCTGGCTGTCGTCCTGAGCACCCCGGTGCTCCTCATCCTGATACCCGGAGTTCATCCCCCATGAGTTTGCAGACTCGCATCGAATCCCTCGTCCTGCGTCTGGCGTCGGAGTTCAAGACCATCCACGACCAGGTCGGCACGCTCTCCCGGCTGTCGACCACCGACAAGACCAGTTTGGTCTCGGCGATCAACGAGCTGCGTGCGCAGTTCGACAAGATCGCCAGCGCCGCGCTGATCGATGACGCCAACGTGGCGGGCACCACGACCACCTTCTCGGCGTCCAAGATCACCGGCCTGCTCGACGCGCTCAAGGCCGACCTGCTGGGCGGCGCCGACGCGGCCTTCGACACCCTCAAGGAGCTGCAGGAGGCGATCCTCAAGGACCAGAGCGGCATCGCCGCGCTGCTGGCCGCCGTGGACCGCCGCGTGCGCTTCGACGCCGCGCAGGCGCTGACCGCCGACGAGCAGGCCCAGGTCCGCCAGAACATCGGCGCGGTAGCGGCCGCCGCCATCGGCGACCCCGAGACGGACTTCGTGCCGGTCTTCGAGGCGGCCCTGACCGGCGCCTGATCCGGCGGCCATGTCGCTGACCGGGAACATCGCCGAGCTCGCCGCCGCGATTGCCCAGGAGGTCCGCGCCCGTATCACCGCGGATCATCCGGGCTTGGCCCGCGCCTGGGTGTGCTTTGGCACGGAAGGCAACCAGGCGGTGATCCGGTCGGCATTCAACGTCCAGAGCGTCGTGCGCCTCGCTACCGGCAGGTACCGCGTGGTCTTCGCCGAGCCGATGCCGGACGACGGCTACTGCTGGCTGGCCTTCGCCCGCAACGCGGGTCGCCAGTCGTCCATGAAGGCCGCCGCCGCCCGCGTGCGCGCCGAGGCCAAGACCGAGGCGTTTGTGGAGGTCATTTGCACGACCGCCGCCGGGACGCTCTCCGACACCTCCGAACTCAACCTGATGGTTTACCGCTGAATGGCATACACCGAAGCGCAACTCCTAGTGCTGGAGGCCGCGCTCGCCAAGGGTGAGCGTCGCGTCACCTTCCAAGACAAGACGGTCGAGTACCGCACGGTCGATGAGCTCAGGCTCGCGATCCGCGAGGTCAGGCGCGGCCTGTTCGAGCAGGCCGCCGAAACCGGCCTGTGGCCGGGCGCTCCGCGCCAGATCCGCGTCACGACCGGCAAAGGGTTCTGATGGCCCGAGCTGTATCTCGACCCTCTGGCCAAGCATCTGGCGGCTGGTTCGGCCGGATCCGCAGCCTGTTCGCTCAGGCGCCGGTACACGAGGCCGCCGGCCGGGGTAGGCGGTCGCTCGCCTGGAGGCCCGGCAATCCGGGCGCCGTGGCGGCGCTGCTCGCCAGTGGCGAGGACCTGCGCATCAAGAGCCGGGATCTGGTCCGGCGCAACGCCTGGGCGCAGGCTGGCATCGAGGCGTTCGTCGCCAACGCGGTCGGCACTGGCATCAAGCCACAGAGCCTCTCCACCGATGATGCCTTCAAGGCCGACGTGCAGGCGCTGTGGCGGGACTGGACGGCAGAAGCCGACGCCGCCGGTCAGACCGACTTCTACGGCCTGCAGGCGCTGGCCTGCCGCGCCATGCTCGAAGGCGGCGAGTGCCTGATCCGGCTGCGCCCGCGCCGTCCCGAGGATGGCCTGACCGTGCCGCTGCAACTGCAACTGCTGGAGGCCGAGCATCTGCCGATGACCCTGAACGTCGACCTGCCGCCACCCGCAGGGGCCTCCGGCCCGGGCAACGTGGTGCGCTCGGGCATCGAGTTCGACGGGCTGGGCCGGCGCGTGGCCTACCACCTGTACCGCTCGCATCCGGACGATGGCCGGTTGGCGCCGATGTCGGGGCAGGGCGGGCTCGACACCGTGCGGGTCGACGCGAGCGAGATCATCCACCTGTACCGCGTGCTGCGTCCGGGCCAGATCCGGGGCGAGCCATGGCTGTCGCGTGCGCTGGTCAAGTTGAACGAGCTCGACCAGTACGACGACGCCGAGCTGGTGCGCAAGAAAACCGCCGCCATGTTCGCGGGCTTCGTCACGCGGCAGAGCCCCGAGGACAACCTGATGGGCGAGGGTTTGCCGGACGAGGCCGGGATCTCGCTGGTGGGGCTGGAGCCGGGGACGCTGCAGATTCTGGAGCCGGGCGAAGACATCAAGTTCTCCGATCCGGCCGATGTCGGCGGCTCCTATGGCGAGTTCCTGCGCACGCAGTTCCGCGCGGTAGCCGCGGCACTTGGCATCACATACGAGCAGCTGACCGGGGACCTGACCGGCGTGAACTACTCGTCCATCCGCGCGGGGCTGCTGGAGTTCCGCCGCCGCTGCGAGATGGTGCAGCACAGCGTGCTGGTGCACCAGATGTGCCGCCCGGTGTGGGCTGCCTGGATGAAGCAGGCGGTGCTGTCCGGTGCGCTCACAGCTCCTGGCTTTGCGCGCGGTGGCGCGGCCCGGCGTCGCCAATACCTGCAGGTCAAGTGGATCCCGCAGGGCTGGCAGTGGGTGGACCCCGAGAAGGAGTTCAAGGCGATGCTGCTGGCGATCCGTGCGGGCCTGATGAGCCGCTCGGAAGCCATCTCGACCTTCGGCTACGACGCCGAGGACATCGACCGCGAGATCGCCGCCGACAACGCCCGCGCCGATGCGCTCGGGCTCGTCTTCGATTCCGACCCACGCCACACAGCCAAGGATGGCGCCGCCGCAACACCCCGCACCGACTCGAACGCGAACGCTGGCGAGTCCGTCGCTACAGCCTGACGTTTTTTCCTATGACCCTGTTGCCTCATCTGGCGACACGCCTCTTTGGTGTGCCGCTGGCGATTGATCGCCCCAAACTTGACGTGATCCTGTCGGTGCTCGGCCCACGCGTGGGCCTGGCCGGCCTGGCGCCGCCGGGCGACTACATCACGCCCGAACGGACTTCGGTCCGTGGCAATGCCCAGATCGCCGTGATCCCAATCCACGGCACGCTGGTGCGGCGCACTGTGGGCCTGGAGGCCGAGTCGGGGCTGGCCAGCTACACCGCCATCGGCGACCAGCTGGACGCGGCCCTGGCCGACCCCGGTGTGGCCGCCATCCTGCTCGATGTCGACAGCCCCGGCGGCGAGTCGGGCGGCGTCTTCGATCTCGCCGACCGCATCCGCGCCGCTGCTGCGATGAAGCCCATCTGGGCGGTGGCCAACGATATGGCGTTCTCGGCGGCCTATGCGCTCGCCAGCGCCGCGTCGCGGGTCTTCGTCTCGCGCACGGGTGGGGTCGGCTCGATCGGCGTGATCGCCATGCATGTCGACCAGTCCATCAAGGACGCCAAGGACGGCATCCGCTACACGGCGGTGTTCGCCGGTGCCCGCAAGAACGATCTCAACCCGCACGCGCCGATCACCGACGAAGCGCAGGCGCAACTGCAGGCCGAGGTGAGCCGCATCTACGGGCTGTTCGTCGCGACCGTGGCCGGCTATCGCGGGCTGTCGGCCGAGGCGGTGACGGCCACCGAAGCGGGGCTGTTCTTCGGGCAGGACGCCGTTGCCGCCGGCCTGGCCGACGCCGTCGGCACGTTCGAGGACGCGCTCGCTCAGCTCACCGCTTCCCTTTCTTCCGCCGCGCCGGTCATGACGGCGCGCGGCGTTTCTCTCACCTCCCAGATGGACTGTTCCATGACTACTCAACCAGATCTCGCCGCAGTCGATGCACCCACTGCGGACGCTGCCGGCTCCATTGCCCAACCTGCAGCGGTCGCAGCAGCCCCCGTCGCCAGCCACACCGATGCCGTGGAGATCGCCCAGCTGTGCGCGCTGGCCGGTCGCACCGACCTGATCGCCGGTTTCCTCGAAACGCGCGCCACGCCCGAGCGCGTGCGCAGCCACCTGCTCGCCGCGCGGGCCGAGGCGTCGCCCGAGATCGCGAGTCGCATCGATCCGCAGGCGCCCGTCGTCTCGGCCGACGCCGGCCATCCCGCATCCCCCCGCAATCCGCTGCTCCAGGCCGTCAAGAAGCGCCTGGGCATTCAGTAATCACGACCCATGCCTGTCCTTCAAGAACCACTGAACCTGGGCGACCTCCTCAAATACGAGGCGCCCAACCTGTACTCGCGCGAGCGCATCACCGTGGCCGCCGGCCAGACCCTGTCCCTGGGCACCGTGGTCGGCATGGTGACCGCCACGGGCAAGGTCAAGCAGCTTGACCCGTCCGCCACCGATGGCAGCCAGTACGCCGCCGGTGTGCTGATGCAGGCGTGCGACGCTCACCTGGCCGACCGTGACGACGGCCTCCTGATCGCGCGCCACGCCATCGTCGCCAGCCACGCGCTGCAGTGGCCCGCCGGCATCGCCGCCGTCGAGCAGCACGCCGCGATCTCTCAACTCAAGGCACTGGGCGTCCTGGTGCGCGTCGGAGCCTGATCGACCATGCAGAATCCATTCACCAATCCTGCCTTCGAGATGGCCTCGATGACGGCGGCCATCAACCTGATCCCGAACCGGTACGGCAAGCTGGAGCAGATGAATCTGTTTGCGCCCAAGCCGGTGCGCACGCGCCAGATCATCGTGGAGCAGCGCGAGGGCGTGCTGACGCTGCTGCCGACGTTGCCGCCCGGCTCCCCTGGCACGGTCGGCACGCGCGGCCGGCGCAACCTGCGCTCCTTCGTCATCCCCCACATCCCGCATGACGACGTGGTGCTACCCGAGGCGGTGCAGGGGCTGCGCGGCTTCGGCTCGGAGACCGAATTGGAATCCGTGTCGAACGTGATGGCCGAGCGCCTGGAGACGATGCGCAACAAGCACGCCATCACGCTGGAACACCTGCGCATGGGCGCGCTCAAGGGCGAGATCCTCGACGCGGACGGCTCCCCCCTCTACAACCTGTTCGAGGAGTTCCGCATCCAGCAGAAGGTGGTGAATTTCGAGCTGGGCGCCGACAAGACCGAGGTCCGGAACAAATGCACGGACGTGCTCACCATGATCGACGACTCCCTGCTCGGCGAAGTCACGACCGGCGCGCACTGCCTGTGCTCGACCGATTTCTTCAAGGCGCTGATCAGCCACAAGAGCGTCAAGGAGGCTTATTCGCGCTGGCGCGAAGGGATCATGCTGATCAACGACATGCGAAGCGGCTTCGAGTTCGGCGGCATCACCTTCGAGGAGTACCGGGGCAAGGCGTCCGACGCGGCCGGCAAGGTGCGCAGCTTCATCGAACCAGGAGAGGCGCACGTCTTCCCTGTGGGCACCATCGACACCTTCGGCACGTACTTCGCGCCGGCCGACTTCAACGAGACCGTCAACACCCTTGGTCAGCCACTGTACGCCAAGCAGGAGCCACGCCAGTTCGGCCGGGGCACCGATGTGCACACCCAGTCCAACCCGCTGCCGATGTGTCTGCGTCCGGGTGTGCTGGTCAAGCTGACGATGGGGTGACCATGGACATCGTGGCAACCCTTTACGAAGCCGCCGCCAACGCGGGTCTCCTGAAGGAGTGCGTCTGGCGGCCGTCCGATGGCGGCCCGCCGCGCATCAACATGGTGGGCTTTGCCGCCCCTGACGAGACGCTGCTCGATGGCCTGACGGTCAGCACCGAGTACGTGATGTCCTATCCCGCCACGATCCTTGCGGGGCTGGGTCCCCGCGAAACGGTCGAGATCGCTGGTGGGGTCTTCCATGTGCGAGATCTGCGCGCGGTCGGTGACGGCTCCGAGATCCGCGCCAAGCTCACCCGCCTGTAATCCCGATGGCAGTCAACTCCGTCCGTGAGCGGATCCTGCTCGCGGTGATGGCGGCCGTCCGTGCGCCGGCACAGGCGCTCGGTGCCACGCTGCACCGGTCGCCCGCCGTCGCCATCGCGCGGGAGCAGTGCCCGGCGCTGGTGGTGTATCCGGAGAGCGATGCCATCGCCAGCCGGGCCAACGACCGCGTCACGCGCGAGCTGACCGTGCGGGTGACGGCGCTGGCCCGTGCCGTGCCGCCCGCCGCGCCGGAGACGGCAGCCGACCAACTGCTGACGGCTGCGCACGCGGCGCTGATGGCCAACGTGAATTTCGGTGGCCTGGCGCTCGGCATCCACGAGCTCGATTGCGAGTGGGACGTGGAGGACGCCGACGCCGTGGCCGCTGCGATTCCGGCGCGCTACCGCATTACCTACCGGACCCTGGCCGCCGATCTGGCGACGCCTGCCTGAAGCCGCTGATCCAGGCGGCAACCCGCACTTCGAGAGCCCCGTCCGGGCCGCTCTCACCCCCGTACCCATTTCTGCGTCACGCAAGGAAATTCCCCCAACCATGAGTACCTACGCCTCCTTCCAGGGGCGCGTCTACCTCGGCAAGCGCGATGCCGCGGGCGTGCCCTACGAGGTGCGCTCGCCCGGCAACGTGGCCGAGCTGAAGCTGTCCCTCAAGACCGACGTGCTGGAGCACTACGAGAGCCAGTCCGGCCAGCGTACGTTGGACCACCGGATGGTCAAGCAGAAGTCGGCCACCCTGAACCTGACCATCGAGGAGTTCACCCGCGACAATCTCGCCCTGGCCCTGTACGGCAACCACGTCACCGGCGACGCTGGCGCGGTCAACGACGAGCCGGTCGGCGGCGCGGAGCCACTGGTGGGCGACCGCTACTTCCTGGCCCACCCCAAGGTGTCGAAGCTGGTGATCAAGGACAGTGCAGCCAAGCCGGCGACGCTGGCGATCGGTGTCGACTACACCGGCGACCTGGACTTCGGTTCGATCCAGTTCCTGCGCCTGGATGATGGCGGCTCGCCGCCGGCGCCCTACGTGAAGCCGTTCAAGGCGAGCTACGCCTATGGCGTCGCCACCGAGATCGGCATCTTTACCCAGCCGCTGCCCGAGCGGTACCTGCGCCTGGAGGGTCTGAACACCGCCCAGGGCAACGCCAAGGTGCTGGTGGAGCTGTACCGGGTGGCATTCGATCCGCTCAAGGAACTGTCGCTCATCTCGGACGAGTACAACAAGTTCGAGATGGAGGGCTCGCTGCTGGCGGATCCGACCAAGCCGTTCGACGCGGTCCTTGGCCAATTTGGCAGGATCGTGCAACTGTGAGGGCGGCCATGGACGATCTGGACAAGCTGATCCCGCAGCCGGCCGAACTCGTCGTGGGCGGGGAGGCGCTCGCCATCGAGCCGCTGAAGGTGGGCCGGCTGCCGGCCTTCCTGCGCGCAATCTCGCCGACGCTGCAGCAGCTCAATGCGACGCAGATCGACTGGCTCGGGCTCTTCATCGAGCACGGCGACGATCTGCTGCAGGCCGTCGCCATCGCGGTGGACAAGCCACGCGTGTGGGTCGACGCACTCGCGGCTGACGAGGCGATTCTGCTGGCGGCCAAGGTGGTCGAGGTGAACGCGGATTTTTTTACCCGGACGGTGCTGCCGAGGCTCGACGGCCTGTTCGCACGGGTGACGCGGGCGGCGGCGTCTGGTTCGACGCCATCCAGCGCTTGATCGACCACGGCCACCGGTTGCCCGACATTCTCGGCTACACCCTGACCCAGGTGCGCGGCTTCTTGGACGCCGCCGTCCGCGCCGACGCTGCGCGTGACGCGCGGTTGCTGTCGCTGATCGCCATCGGCTCACGGGGCGATGCGCGCAATCTCGAACGTACGCTCGACCAGCTTACCGACAAGGCAAACAACCATGCGCATTTCCGTTCGAATCGATAGCGCTGCGGCGCAGGCCCAGCTACGCCGTTGGGCTGGGGACTTCCGACCGAAGGTGAAGAAGGTGGTCGCACAAGCCATGGCCAGCGAGGCGGCGGAGCTCAAGCAGGACATGCGCGATCACGTCGCCGGGCAGATGCGGGTGGTCAAGAAGTCTTTCCTCAAGGGCTTCACGGCCAAGGTGCTGGACAAGGATCCGAAGCGTCTGCCGGCGCTCTACGTGGGCTCGCGTGTCCCGTGGTCAGCCATCCACGAGCGGGGCGGTGTGGTCGCCGGCCGGCTGCTGATTCCGCTGTACGGGCGGGTGGGCAGGAAGCGCTTCAAGGCGCAGATCGCCGAGCTGATGCGGGGTGGCAATGCGTACTTCGTGAAGAACGACCGGGGGAACGTGGTGCTGATGGCCGAGAACATCGGGGAGCACGACCGGCCGCTGGCCGGCTTCAAGCGCCGCTACCGCAAGGCCGAGGGCGTCAAACGCATCCAGCGCGGCGCGGACGTTCCGATTGCGGTGCTGGTGCCGCGTGTCGTGCTCAGGAAGCGGCTCGACATCGAGCAAGTGGTGGCGCGGCGTATTCCGCGCCTGTCCGCCGCTGTGCAGATGGAACTTGGGCGTCAGGCATAGGCGCACATCATTGGCGATGCGCAAACTCAGTTCTGGCCCCATCATTTGAAGCCCTCGCAGGTTCGGAATAGTAAGCTTTCGCTAAACTTTACGCGGATTCGCCTACTACGACAACTTTTCCACAGATTTTTCACAGAATCTATGACGCGGCGCCCATGCCAATCTTCTGGGTATGAGGCGTCGTATTGAGATGCAGGGCGTTGTTGCATAAAGCGATGTCACCGCCCAGAGATTGCGCAAGCTAGACTGATTTCGCACGTAGCGAACGAATATTTCTGTCGTTGCGCAATTTTTAAGCACCAAAGTGACACTCCCATGATTTATGCAACGACCCCACTGCATTGCGTAATCATTTTATGGAGTTGCAACATGACAAGCCCTATTCGAGGCGCGGTCGGTAATTACCCGTATTTGTACAGCCAGGAACAGTCGCCAACCACTTCGCCCACGTCGTCGCCCAGCCGTTCAGCGCCCCGCAGGACGCCAGGTGAATTTTCCGGTCTGACACGTCCGCCGTCGCTGCCTCGCAACCCAGGTGGTCACTTCAGAGCTGGGAGCTTTCACAGCGTGAGATTCTCGGACGAAAGCGACGAGACCCATGTGTTGGAAAGGGAGGATCGCAAGCCAGGAATCGTCCAGTTGGAAGACACCGCCAGCTCCTATAGGGCTGGGGAACTCTATGCACAGTATCCGAAGGGCAAGCTCCCACGCAGCGAGAAAGACTCGATAAGCCGCCATACTTACGAGGCGTACAAAGATCTCGTGAAGAATAAGGGCTACAAGTCTTAAACAAGCGGCCCTGTCGACGTGCACAAGCGGCGTTGTTGCATAAATCGATGAGTTGCTCGCCATGTGGCAGATTATTGCGTTTCATGAGGCGAACACAGTCAACGATTGCTGAAAATTCACACCCATGAGTGATTTTCTCGCCATCGCTGATTTATGCAACAACGCCCTCGGGATGGTTTCCGAGATACCGAGAGACAGAGCTTGCGGCTTGACCATGTTTCATCATACGGGCGTCGACCAGTGGCGCACCATCAAGCACAAGGGTAGCGCCAAGTTCCTCCGTCTGTTGGGCGCGGGATACGTGGTGTGAGGGATCGCCACCATTTCTCAGCGTCTCGTGGAATGCGGCAAACGCGTCGTCCTTGTCATGCATCTTGAGCGCCAGTGACAGGGAGAGTATCCGGCAATCGAAGAAGGACTTCTGAAGGTCGACCGGGATGAATGCGCATTTCGCATCGTCTCCGAATTCGACATTCACGTTGTCGGCGTAATCGACGTACGCGCCTTCGTCTTTTTCTTTTCGGAGGGGATCGACAACGATCACGCTTGTGCCAGAGGCGTCCTTGCGAATATCTGCGGTTCTCGTGTGAGAACCGTCGTCGATAACCGCGCGGTACCGTCCAGGCCGGGCCGACGCAACGAAGTCAGCGATATGTCGCGCCCCCCCCCATTGGAGGCTGGGTGCGCACCTCCTCGTCTTCGGCCATATCCATATGCAGGGGCACGAGATTGAGTCCCGGATTGCGAGCGTTTTCGGCAACGATCAGCAGCGGCATGATCGCCCGGTCCACGTCCAGAACGCGGAATTGGGCCAACTCTGGATCCAT